CAAGCGTATCTACATACTCTTGATCTGCAACAATGACTGTAACGACAATGCCGTCTTTAACTTCTGCAAAATGACTCATGCGGGTGTAAACGTCCCAGAACTATTAAAAGTGTGATAGGTGTAACCGTCTGAATCTGAAATTGTTCCTCCAGAAGCTGCGGTTCCCCCTGCGTATTTAAAAATAATAACACCTGATCCTCCGGGGCAGTTGCCTCCATAGCCAGACCAACCACCGCCACCGCCGCCCCCTGTGTTAGCTACTCCCGGGGCGCTACGAACAAGGTATCTACCACTTCCGCCGCCGCCACCGCCAGCACCGGGCGCACCACCATTTCCATAGTTGGCACAACCACCACCGCCACCGCCTCTTTGAGTTCCGTTCCAAGTTTTGCCAGCACCGCCAACACCGCCGTTATTGCCGGGGGCTCCGCCAACAGCATTTGCGCCACCCCCACCACCTCCGTGGTGAGAACCACTCCATTCAATATACGCTCCACTACCACCACGATTTCCTTGACCAGCTATTCCATCAGAACGACCATGTTCTTGGCCTCCGCCGCCTGATCCTCCGCCAGTCCTCGCGGCAAGGCTTGGGCCTTTGGCTCCCGCTCCACCCCCCGTAGCTGTTATCGTTGTTAGTCCAGTACCAGCAATTGAGCTATCATTTCCATTACCGCCTTGATAACTGACCCCGCCATTTGCGCCGCCACCGCCAATAGTCACGGTATATCCCACACCTGAAAAAAAACTGTCTGTGGTTGCGGCTTCTAAATATCCTCCAGCACCACTGCCACCTCCAAAAGATCGTGCGGCCCCTGCTCCGCCAGCAATACATAAATAATCAAGGGCTAAAGGGCCACCTCTTGAAGGATAAGCACCAAAACCTAATGTGTTGTAACCAAAACTCATATTTTACCTCTATCCGTCATTTGCTAGATCAGTAGTAAAGAATAATTTTATTCCTAATAATCTTGCGTCGCCATCCATAGCGTCGCCTGATACATCTCTACCTATTCTAAAGAAACAAAGATCGTTATCTGCGGGAGTCCCTGCAATTGTAAGCGCACCGCTTTCTGCTGAAACTAATAGCTCTTCAACAGCACCTTGTGCGTTGTCTGTAACCACAACTGCTGTACCAAACGCAACATCAATAGTTTCATTGTCGTTCATTGCTACAGCGTCAACACTCCAATCACAATCAGTTGTTGCGGCAATACCCGCCCAAAAGACTTGGAATGTAACTGTTCCTAAATTCCAAGACTTAGGAAACGCAACTGAAAACTGTGCAAACTCATCTGCGTCTTTATCAAAATCTAGTACAACCATATCAGGGCGACCAGAAGTTGTTTCTACTGTAGTAAGATCGCCACAAGGATTAGATGTAGTAGGCTGCATAGCACTAGCAGGAATCCAAATAGTTTCCTTTCCAGCCGTCTTAGCTACTACGCCATCTAGTTGGTTTAGTTCGGCAGCAGTAGAGGTGACACCATCAAGAATGTTAAGTTCTGCTGCGGTGCTTGTAACACCGTCTAAGATATTTAACTCAGCGGCTGTCGATGTAACACCATCAAGGATGTTTAACTCTGCCGTGGTGCTTGTAACGCCGTCAAGAAGATTAAGCTCTGTAAATGTGGATGTAACTCCATCAAGGATGTTAAGTTCTGCTGCGGTGCTTGTAACACCGTCAAGGATGTTTAACTCTGCTGTAGTGCTAGTTACGCCATCTAGAAGATTAAGCTCTGTAAAAGTAGATGTAACTCCGTCTAAAATGTTTAACTCTGCTGTAGTGCTAGTAACACCGTCAAGTAAATTAAGTTCAGTGAAGGTGCTTGTCACCCCATCAAGAATATTTAATTCTGCGGCAGTACTTGTTACCCCATCAAGGATGTTTAATTCAGCAGCGGTGCTAGTTACACCATCAAGTATATTTAACTCTGCTGTTGTAGACGTTACTCCATCAAGAAGATTAAGTTCAGTAGCCGTTGAAGTAACTGCTACATCCTCATTGATTTTAGGAGATGTTAAAGTTTTGTTTGTAAGCGTGTCTATAGATACACGGGATACTAAAGTTGAGTTGGCTCCAGCAGGTAATAAAGATATATTTGTAACGGTAGCAGAGTGAGGCTGTGCTTTTAACTGTTGACCGTGACTGTTATCTTCACAATTAAACTGTATTGATCCAGAACCAGTATCACCTAAAACAGTTACGTGTCCTGTGCCTTTAGCACCTATGTTTAAATCTATATTAGTATCGCCGCCTGTAGCAGCAAGCTGAGGCCCACTACTTGCCGCAGCGTTTGTTATTTCAAGTTGGTTTATAGCAGAGCCTGTTGTTTGGAATACAAGCTGCTCATTGCCGCTTTCATCAGCAATAAAATGCGCGTCATCAATTAAAATGTTTTGTGAGTTAGTATCTAAGTTGCCCCCTAGTTGTGGGCTAGTATCTTCTACAATGTTTGAAATTGCACCAGAAGAAGCAAGACCACTAACTACTGCACTACGGGTTACTTTTTTTAATCCTCCACCTGAAGTATCTATAGCTATAAATACATCGTCGTTTGCTACTGTGCTTATTTCTGATAAAGATGAAACTGCTGTAGGATTAAAGTTATTACCATCTGCAACAAGAAGCATTCCTGCTGTGTTAGTACCCATTATTAGATCGTCACCACCTATAGTGAGGTCACCAGTTATTGTAAGGTTTCCTATGCCAGTGTAATCTTTGTTTGAATCAAGGATTACTGCTTTAGAAGCTACTGCGGTTCCTACTGCTGTACCGCCTATGTCTAAAGCATTAAGCTCTCCGACAACTGCTGTGATGCCGTCTAAGGCATTAAGTTCTGCTGCTGTAGATGTAACTCCGTCTAATATGTTTAGTTCAGCAGTAGTAGACGTAACACCATCTAACAAGTTAAGTTCAGTAAAGGTTGAAGTCACACCATCTAAAATATTTAACTCTGCTGTAGTGCTTGTAACGCCATCGAGTAAGTTGATTTCTGTAGCAGTACTTGTAACACCGTCAAGGATGTTAAGCTCAGCAGCAGTGCTTGTAACACCGTCAAGGATGTTGAGTTCCGCTGCTGTGCTAGTAACACCATCTAGGATATTAAGCTCAGAAGCAGTAGAGGTTACGCCGTCCATGATGTTTAATTCAGCAGCCGTTGAAGTAACAGTAGTGCCGCCTAAATTAAATGTTGTTACTCCAAGCGTGTCTGTAGTTACAGTGCCATCAAAATATGCGTCTTTAAACTCTAGTGTGCTTGTACCTAAATCAATATCATTATCAGTTACTGGAACTATTGCGCCGTCTTGAATGCGTATTTGTTCTACGGCTGAGCTACTTACTTGTACAAAAAAACCAAAACGATTGTTGGCAGTATCTACTACAAGTTTATTTAAAAAGTCTTGGTCGCCTATAATTTCAATGTTGCCACCTTCTCCAGCGCCTCCATCGTGTTGATGACCAGTAGTCCCTGTAGAAGCATAAACAAAAGCGTTTAAGAGTTTATTATATTCATTATTAAATAAAGCGGCTGTTACTACATCACCATCATCAAAAGTACTTTGTCGCGTATAACTTGTTCCTGCCATTTCTTATCTCCTGCCTGATGGCACGTAATTTATATATAGCCCGTTTAGGGAATAAGGAGGACGTTGATCATCCGATTTTATTTGGAAGCTTACTGTATGTCCTGATCCTTCTAAAACTTGACGGGCCATTGGATCGCTTGTTCCTTCAAAAAGAGAAGTTCCAAAAACCGCTGTACCAAAAACAGGAGGTTCAGGAATTCCGTCCATTGCAATCTCTGCTGGTTGGGCAACGTCAAGATCTACAAAGTCATACTGAGTTCTTAATACTGGGGCTACTGTGCCTTCAGGAGCAATAGAAAGTTTTAAGTACTTTAGAGTTTTTCTAGTTCCTACGTCACCAAAATCTAAAAACGGTGTAGTATATTTAGCGTCAATATTAAAAGCAGTGCCTTCAGCTATAAAAGAATTTCCTACATCGTGGTTATAAAGGTATCCATTTTTATCTCCATGATATATTTTTTCTACTCCTGCTGAGTCAAAATCAGATACAATTGCTGAAGCTTGTATTCCTTCTGTTTCTGCCCACTCAAAACCTTCTCTAGTTAAGGTTCCTATAATTCCTTTAGCCCTGTTAATTGCTCCACCTGATGTAGAGTAATACAAACGATATTGTGAGCGTCTTCGCAGTACACAACTTGTAATAATAAAAGTATCTATATTTTTAGAAATTAATGAGGTTACAGATTGTATTTGTCGGCTTACTGAGCCTAGTTCTGTGTCACCAATTCTTGCTGTTGCTGCTACAGATCTAATGCCGTCAGGACTTAAAAATACTAAGTCGCCTCCAATTTCTTGAATGCTATGATGACTTAAACAACCTACATTTTGTGCAATAGGAACGACAGCAATGTTAGTTGAGTCGTTTATGTTGATTAGTCTGTAAATACTATTTACACAAAAAATAATTAAATCTGTTCGGAAACTTTTAAGACCTACAACTTGGTCATCTAGTAAAATACTACCAGAACCAGAAGCTGTAAAAGACGTAGGATCTAAAGTGCCACTATAAAAAATAGTGTTTTTAGCTGTGGAAGCTCCTGCAACAACGAAGTGTTTGTCGTGAATAGCGCCTACTATAGGAGCAGTTGTACCTGAAACAGTAACTTCTCCTGCAAAATAGGTTCGTCCTGATAAAGCTCCGCTTCCTGTCATTTTAAAAAAGAAAGGCTCGTTAGCCCCGTCACAAATTAGAACTAAACCAAA